GCTAGGAGTATCGCCCTGTATGGCTGTGCCAGGGCCTATGTATCTGTGCACCAGCACATCGGTGCCGCCAACTTGGAACATTTCCCAGGCGGATTTATCTATAAAGCGGAAATCGTTGCCCTTTTCGGGACGGTATAAACTGAGTCTTGGCATAGTCATATATTTACCGCTGTAATAAATAGTTGTATGAGCACATCAGACCAAGCCAAAAATTCTGTTTACAACTACTGCAAAACCATGCTAGGCGATGGTATGGTAGATGTAGAACTAGACCCCATCCACTACGACACAGCACTTAATCGTGCTCTAGCAGTTTTCCGTCAGCGCAGCGATAACGCTGTAGAGGAAAGCTATATGTTTTTGACTCTGACTGAGAGCACCAACGAGTATATACTGCCTAAAGAAATACAACAGGTACGTCAGATATTTCGTAGATCAGTGGGCTCAAGAACTGGCAACGGCACAGGCGGTACAGTGTTTGAACCGTTTAATTTGGCCTACACAAATACCTATTTGCTAAGTTCTACTAATATGGGCGGTCTATTAACCTATGAATTGTTTGCACAGTATCAAGAATTAGTAGGAAAAATGTTTGGTAGTTATATCAACTTTACATGGCACCCGCAAAGTCATACATTGGTAATACATCAACGTCCTAGGGCAGAAGAAACAATTATGCTTTGGGCTTATAATAGTAAACCTGATTTTACCATTATTAAAGATGTTTATGCAGGTCAGTGGATTAAAGATTATGCTTTAGCCAACTGTAAAATGATGCTAGGACAAGCACGTGAGAAGTTCGCACAGATTGCTGGCCCAGGCGGTGGATCGAGCCTGAACGGAGCAGCACTCAAAACTGAAGCACAAACAGACTTAGATCGTTTAACCAAAGAATTGGAAACAGCAGTACCAGGTGGTCATGGTTATACTTGGATAACTGGTTGACATTAATTTTCTAATCTAGTATAATGTCTTTAATTGGAGGACATTATGATTATTGGTATTTGCGGATTTATTGGTTCGGGTAAGGATACTATCGCGGACTATCTAGTTAATTTTCACGAGTTTAGAAGAGAGAGTTTTGCGTCGACTCTTAAAGATGCTGTAAGCGCGGTGTTTGGTTGGGACCGGACGCTGTTAGAAGGACGTACTAAAGAGGCTCGTGAATGGCGAGAGCAAGTAGACCCATGGTGGGCCGAGCGACTTGATATGCCTACACTCACTCCGCGCTGGGTATTACAGTACTGGGGTACAGAAGTATGTCGTAAAGCATTCCACGATGATATATGGATCGCTAGCCTAGAAAATAAACTCCGTAACTCTAAAGATCATGTAGTAATTTCTGATTGCAGATTTCCAAACGAGATTCATAGTATACGCAATGCTGGTGGAAAGATTATCTGGGTTCGTAGAGGAGAACTGCCCGAGTGGTATAAGTTTGCTGAGGCTGCTAATAACCTAGGCAGTAATATGGCATATAACGAACTTAAACGTCTTAAGATTCATGCCAGCGAAACTGCTTGGGTAGGAACCAAGTTTGATCATATTATCGATAACAACGGATCTATCGATGATTTGTACAAGCAGATACAACTAGTAATCGGCGATCAGGTCTCCCTGTCTCCAAGTGATACCCTCTTTGCTTAGTATTTGAGCACAGTTACAACAGATAGTTTTTAAGTTGGTTAAACGGCAATTATCTAAATTACCGTCCATGTGAAATACCCTAAAAGTTTCTCTATGAGGACTGCGGAATCCGCATTTTTCACAAGAGTTTTTTAACTTATAACCTGCTCGTTGCCAACGAGGTATTCCGTGATATAATCCGTGTGCCATGCAGGTTTCACACAGGCTTCTATAATAAGCCCTGCCGTTCTTATAATAATTTAAGGCCTTAGGTCGTTGACCACACTTGCACAGCGGACGCATATAGATATTTACACCTTTTCTTTCCCTTTTTCTCGTGGTCTATAGACTCGTTTTTATCAAATCACGCTAAATACTTTGAGCAAAACTATTACCAGGAGAATCGGGAATGGCACTTACATCACCAGGCGTACAGGTCACAGTTATCGATGAGAGTTTTTATACTCCGGCTGAACCGGGCACAGTACCTCTCATTGTGGTCGCAACGGGACAAGATAAAACAAACCCAGCAGGATCAACTGCTGCAGGAACATTAGAAGCAAATGCAGGAAAAGCATTTAAGTTAACAAGTCAGAGAGATTTGACAACATTCTTTGGTGTTCCATACTTTGAAAAAACCGCAACAGGAAATCCTGTACATGGCGGAGAGAGAAACGAATACGGATTGTTAGCAGCATACAGCCTGCTATCATCATCAAATGCTGCATTTGTGGTAAGAGCAAATGTAGATCTTAATGAACTAGAAGGCACTACCGACATTCCTGGAGCAGAACCAGCAGACGGTAAATGGTGGATCAATTCTGCTACTACAGCATTTGGTGTTCACGAGTGGGACTCAAGAACAGTATCTGCAGGCGGCCAGAAGTTTACACCTAAGCCAGTGACAGTATTAACTGATGACGATTCATCGAAGATTGAATCTTTTGGACCATCGTTAATCAGCGGACTATCTTATAACAGACCAAAAGGATCTGTAGGTTCAATTGGCGAGTATGCTGTTGTATTTGAAACAGTAGACGGAAGTGGTAGTTTTGAAGGCAACAGTGAAAATGCTAGACTTTTCTATAAGTCACCAGGCAATTCTTCTGCAGGTATTTCTGCAGGCGAGTGGGTGCTGGTTGGCACACCAGAGTGGTGCGCAAGCATTCCAACAGTTGTAGGTTCAACTGTAACTAGCCTAACAGCAGGTCATACATTTAAGATTAACGGAACAACAGTAACAGTTCCATCTGGAGCCACACTAGCACAAAGACTAAGTGGAACCAGAGATGCAATCAACGGACTTTCTATCCTAGGTGTTACCGCAACAATCAATAACGGAAAACTATATTTGTATTCCGACGGTAGCACAGAAACTACCGACGACTCATCAAAGAGCGGTCGAATTGTTGTTGCTAACGATACCGGAACTGCTGTAGCAGATCTAGGATTTACAGCAACTACATATCTACAGCCTAAACTACAACAAAGTCCACATACTAGTGTTCCTACATATAAGAGAACAGACAATGCAGGTACAGCAGTTGGTTACCCAACTGGATCTGTGTGGATTAAAACTACAGAACCAGGCAATGGTTCACGTTTCAGAGTAAGCCGTTGGAGCGGTGATACCAAGAGTTGGATCGCTTATTCTGCTCCATTGTATGCAACTACAGATGATTCTTTATACTATCTAGATAGATCAAATGGCGGATTGAATATTCCTGTTGATTCTATCTTTGTACAAACCAATGCTACTGAAAATTACAGTTATGCATCTCCAGACAACACAGCAGGGGTTGACAATAGTCTATCAACTGCAGAATGGAGAGTATGGCGTAGAGCAGCAACAGGTAATACTGTTATCACTTCTAAAGTAGTTACAACTGGAACTTTAACTTCAGGTTCTAAAACATTTACAATTAAAGAATCTCTACAAGGTGCAACAGGTTTAAGCAGCGCATATACAGTTACATTTACTGCAACCGGAACCGCCGCTGATGCTGTAACAATTGCTTCTGCAATTAACGCATTGGCAATGACACACATCGAAGCCAGCGTAACTGCTGATGATGAACTTCAGATTTATCACAAAGCAGGCGGTGATTTCAGATTAACAGAAACTGCCGGAACAAGCCTTAGCGCACTGTTTACACCATTTAGCCTAAATACAGGTTCAGGAACTGCTAATTTCTATGTAGCACCAGCAGGCGCAGCAGAAGATTTTGTTGCATCTAACTGGCAACCACTAGCATACAACGACTTTTCAGTTACCTCCGATGCCCCATTAGCAGAACCAATGGACGGCCAATTATGGTTCAATCCAGCAGTTGGTGAAGTTGATATCATGGTTCACAATGGTTCAACATGGAAAGGCTATAAGAATGTATTCCCAAGTTCAGATCCAAATGGCCCACAAGTATCTGCTACTGCTCCAACAACACAGAGCGATGGCACATCATTGGTACAAGGCGATTTATGGATCAGCACAGCAGACTTAGAAAATTTCCCAACAATTTATCGTTGGGACGGCGAACTATTAGCATGGCAATTAGTTGATAAGACAGATCAAGTGTCTGAAGAAGGTATCTTGTTCGGTGATGCTCGTTGGGATCTAAACGGCGAGGAAAGCACTCCTGCAACTATTGTCGACTTGTTAACTAATGACTTCTTAGACTTTGACGCACCAGATCCAGATCTATATCCAAAAGGCATGTTGCTATGGAATACACGTAGATCCAGCGGTAACGTCAAGCGTTATGTCAACAACTATGTAGATACCACAGCAGACAATACTAAGATGCCAGGTAGCCCAAGCATGAGCGATTACTGGACTGATAAGTGGGTAACTGCTTCTGCTAATAACGAAGACGGATCAGGTTCCTTCGGACGTCATGCACAACGTAAGGTTGTTGTTGCAGCACTCAAGAGTGTTATTGATACCAGCGAAGAGATTCGCGACGAAGAGCGTAGAAACTTCAACATCATTGCTTGCCCTGGTTATCCAGAAGTGATGCAGAATCTAGTTGGTCTAAATATCGACCGTGGACTAACAGCGTTCGTTGTTGGTGATACACCTTTACGTCTAAAGAGCGATGCTACAACACTAACAAATTGGGGTACCAATGCTAACTCTGTAACAGACAACGGAGATGACGGTATTGTAACCTATGACGAATACATGGCTGTTTACTATCCAAACGGATTTACCACAGACCTAAGCGGCAGCAATGCAGTTGTTCCTGCTAGCCACATGATGCTTAAGACTATCGCACTCAGCGATGCAGTAAGTTATCCATGGTTTGCTCCAGCAGGTACACGTCGTGGCGGAATCGTTAACGCAACATCAGTTGGTTACATTGATTCTTTAACAAACGAATTTACAACAGTTCAATTGAATGAAGGCCAAAGAGACACATTATACGAACTAAAGATTAATCCAATCCCATTCTTCGTAGGTGTAGGTCACGTTGCTTTTGGTCAGAAGACTCGCGGCAAGAACGCTTCTGCACTAGATAGAATTAACGTTGCACGTCTAGTAGTTTACCTACGCAGTCAGTTGAACAAACTCGCAAGACCATACTTGTTTGAACCAAATGACAAACTTACCAGAGATGAAATCAAAGGTGCTGCAGAAAGTCTATTGCTAGAACTAGTATCCTTGAGAGCGATCTATGACTTTGTGGTTGTGTGCGATGAGTCTAACAACACACCAAGCAGAATTGATCGAAACGAACTCTATGTGGATATCGCGATTGAACCAGTCAAAGCAATTGAATTCATTTACATTCCACTAAGACTCAAGAACACAGGAGAAATCTAAAATGGCAATTACTTCACTAGGTAGATTTGGCGTTCCAGCAACTGATGCTGCATCAAGCACAGCATTGCTGATGCCAAAACTAAAATATAGATTCCGTGTAACATTCTTAGGATTTGGCGCAGGCGATACTATTGAGTTGACCAAGCAAGTTATCGACACAGGTAGACCCAAAGTCAGTTTCGAAGAAATGCCAATCGAAATCTACAACTCCAAAATTAAACTGGCAGGTAAGTATTCATGGGAAAACATTACTGTTAACCTAAGAGATGATGCTACCGGCAATGTACAGAAGGCTGTTGGTCTTCAGGTACAGAAACAGTTTGACTTCATGGAGCAATCTTCGGCACGTTCTGGTATTGACTATAAATTCCAGACTAACATCGAAGTCCTAGACGGTGGTAACGGTCAAGACGCAGTATCAGTTCTAGAAAGATTCGAACTATACGGTTGCTTCTTACAGAACGTTGACTACGGCGATATGAACTACGGAACTAACGAACATGCTACGATTGCATTAACAATCGTTTACGATAATGCTATCCAATTTGGCGCAGGCATTACAACAGGCGTTGATAGAGGTATTGGTGCTGCTGTTGCAAGGAACTTAGGTTCTACTACAACAGGTTTCAGCGGCGCTTAATTTTTTTAAGAAATCAACTAAACCCGGTTTTATACCGGGTTTTTTTGTGACATAAATATTTGTATGGCTAATAAATTCACTGCATTTCTTAAAGGCGTTGCTAACGGTTTCTTGCAAGAAGCCACTAATCCCAAAGGCAACATGGGCAACTGGCAACATGCCAGTCGAGTATTCTTGCCTAATTATTATAGGCTAGCACCAAGAACAAAGTTTTTATATTACGTTAAATTTGACATTTCTCCGCTGGCATTAAAATCGCAGGTATTTAAAAACAAGCATATAGAAGAAATGGCTTATCTTATTAAGTCTACTGATCTTCCTAAATTTACCATAGATTCAGTTGTTAAAAATCAGTATAACAGAAAAAAAATTGTTTACAAGCAAATTACATACGATCCATTGAATCTAACATTCCACGACGATAGTCACGGAATAATGAATGCATTATGGGCCATCTACTACGGATATTATATTGCAGACAGATCTAACCCAGATGCGGCTTATGGAGATACCAAATATAGACCGCTAGGAGATCCTGTCAGTAACTTTAGATATGGTTTAGACAATAACAAAGGTGAAGATTTATTTGAAAAAATTACAATCTACACTATGAGCCGTCGACGTTACCTATCCTATACTCTTATTAATCCAAGAATAAAAACTTGGAATCACGGCGACATGAGTTATGAAGCCAATGATTTTAACACCAACTCTATGACGATAGAATACGAAGCCGTAATTTATGACCAAGGAAATGTTGGTGTTAATAAACCACAGGGATTCGCTGCTAATCCTGGTGTTTATGATCAAACGCCTAGTCCGCTGAGCGTAGGAGGTGGCGGTGTTGCCAATCTTTTAGGCGACGGGGGTGTACTCGATGGAATCGAACAAATATTTGGTAATGTTGCAGATGGTAAAGCATTTGGATCAGTGGGAGGATCCCCCGAACCTGCCGCTATGGCCTTTAATACTGTAAAAAATGCCAGAAACTTAAATCTTGGACGAGAGGCAGTGAATATATTATCAAATCCAGCAGCAGTCACAGGAATAGTTAATAACGTCGGTGGACTTCTAGGATCGGTTATTCCTAAAGGCGGTGGTTCGGGTGTTTCGAGTACTGTCGCTACGGCTAAGAAATTGTTAGGAGGCGGATAATGCCCAGTAATCTACCTATCGAACTTGGCAATACCGACTCAGCAGAAGGTACTAAATTATTTTTTGATCAATACGGTATCGCACCTTTCGAGTACAGCGCAGACGAAGTAGCAGCCACCATTGGATTTTTCACTAATAAAGGTTTTTCCAAAGAATCGGCACAGAATATTGGCGCTGCTATACTTAGGCAAGCGAGATTCGAAAACAAGCCAGTGTTTACTCTGCTGGATCTAATCAAAGACTTTACTCCAGCACAATTAAATGCTGTTATCGCTGAAATTCTAAATAATAATAGAAAACCTACAAGCCTATTAGGATTTAGATCTAATCAGATTTCTAAATCTGAAATAGAAAGAAATATTGCACCGTAATGGCTAGATTCGCCCAAGGCAGATTTGAAATGAAAAACCCTACAAAATATGTAGGGAAAAAAACACCCCTGGCTCGTAGCAGTTGGGAATTTGTTTTTATGAGAATGCTAGATGAACATCCGGGGGTAGAAAATTGGGCCAGCGAAAGCATACAGATACCCTACAGAGATCCGCTTACAGGAAAGTATACAGTTTACGTTCCTGATTTTTTTATTGTTTACAAAGACAAGAATGGCAAGAAACATGCTGAAGTAGTTGAAGTAAAGCCTGCTAATCAAACATTACGCGAAAACGTAGGTAAAAATCGATACAATCAAGAACAGTATGTAAAAAATCTTGCCAAATGGGAAGCGGCCACTGCCTGGTGTAAGCAGCAGAGCATACGTTTTAGAGTGGTAAATGAATCTGATATATTCCATCAAGGCTCAAAACGCAGATAAGTAAAGTATGACCAAGAAACTAGAAGATCTTTTTAATTTAGAATCTAAGCCTGAGCCTTTAAAAGAGGAAAAGAAGTCCAGTCACGAGGAAGTAACCAGCGTGGAAGCCAGTTATAAAGCCGTGCAGGAAATCACTAAAACGCTGCCTCAGATACAAGAACTAGATTCATTAGACGAACAAGAACTAGATCATTTAGCAGCCAAAGCAGAACAGGCCTACGACGACCTAATGGACCTAGGTATGAATGTTGAAGTACGGTATAGCGGTCGTATTTTCGAAGTAGCGGGCACCATGCTTAAAAATGCTGTAGATGCTAAAAGTGCTAAAATTGACAAAAAATTAAAAGCCATAGATCTCCAACTTAAGAAGTATAAAATTGACAAAGATGCTGGCGATGACGATCCGGGCGTGATAAACGGTAAAGGTTACATCATTTCGGATCGTAACGAACTGCTGAAAAAACTAAGCGGAAAAGAATAAATATTACTATGAAATCTTTTAAAGAATATCTAACAGAAAGTGCAAAGGTCTATACCTTTAAAGTCAAAATTGCCGGAGAACTTCCGGAGAATTTTCAGTCTGCTCTCAAGGATAAATTATCCGATGTAGCATGTGCTAAAATAGAGCAGTCTAAAAAAACTCCTATCCAAACTCAACCATTAGATTTTCCGGATCTAAAAAATGCAGAAGTTCATGTATTTGAGTTAGCCTGCGAGTACCCTATTACACCGCCTGAAGTTGCTTCTAGGCTAAAAGACATGGGTTTAGATGAATCCTGTTTTAGAGTACGCAACGGCGGAGACCCTACAAACTTAGAATATGAAACTTTTGCGCAGTTAGAAAAGTCAGGAGAATCTATTTTAGAAGATCCTACCCTAGCCAACAGTGACGCAAAGGCTAAAGATTATTTCGGCGATGATTTTAATAAGTCATTTTTAAAAGATCTAGCAAAGACAGCAAAACAAAAAACAAAGGACGGATCGGGCCCTATGGAATATAAATTACCCAAGGCAAAAGCCGACAAAGCAGGTACAAAAAGTCCAATAGGAACCAAGGAGTTAAGATGAATTTTCAAGAATTATTATCTCGATTAAACCAAATCGAAACACAACCTTCAGTAGAAGCACAAACACAAGAGTGCGGAGAAATGCCGGCACCGCCGATGAGTTCTCCGTCTATGAGCGATCCAAACACTCCTCCTCCGAGCATGAGCATTAATCTAAATGCACAAGGTCTAGACAATATCGAAGAACTAATGAAGTTAATTAAGGCTGTAAACCCAGAAATGGACAAACCGTCAATGCCGTCTTTGCCAGGTATGGGCGAGCCTAGTGTAATGAGTATTAAGCCGAGCCTGCCTCCATTAAAAATGTTGCCAGACTTAGACAGCGAACCAGAAGGTGATAAACCCGGTCCGGACATGATGAATAAGCCCGACGACAGCGATGACGGTGTTAGCAAAGCACAAGGCGATATAGATAATGACGGTGATCACGACATGGATGATCACGATATGGAGAAAGACAAGGACGATCCAAAGAAAGACGAGTGGGCGAACTCTCCAAACGGAGTTGAAGCAGATCCAGAAGTTAAGGATGTCGATTCTGTTATCATGAAGGGTAATGATTTTCATAAACCAAAAGGGACTTATCCCAAGGTTGCAGGTGGAGACAATCCACGTCAACCTATGGAAAGCGGAGATCTTAGATCACAAATCCGTGCTCAACTATTAAAAGCATTAGCAGAGTCTAAGAAGTAATAGGACTTGATATCCGAAATAGGGCCGTAAGGCCCTATTTTTTTATTAAATACTTGCATATGGCAAAAAGTTTAGACGGTAATCTGATAAAGAAAGCCCACTCTGTTCAAAAATACACTTTGGAACAGGTGCAGCATCTTGAGAAATGCATGGATCCCGTTGACGGTCCACTGTATTTCTGTAAAAATTTTTTAAAGATACAGCATCCAGTTAGAGGTGCTATTGATTTTGTTCCATACGAATATCAAGAACGATTACTAAAAGCATATCACGATCATAAGCAAACGATTGCTATGTTACCTCGTCAGATGGGTAAGACTACGTGTGCTACTGGTTATTTGTTATGGTACACTATGTTTGTACCAGAAGCACAGGTGCTAATCGCTGCTCACAAGTATGAAGGTGCGCAGGACATTATGAATCGTTATCGTTATGGTTACGAGAACTTGCCTGACTTTATTCGTGCTGGTGTTTACTCATATAATAGAAATACAATTGAATATGATAACGGCTCGCGTATTCAAGCAACTACAACAACAGAAAATACTGGTCGTGGTAAATCTCTTTCTTTAATTTATTGCGATGAGTTTGCATTTGTGCAGCCGCCTGAGAAAGCCAAAGAATTCTGGACTGCTCTGTCTCCGACACTGTCAACAGGCGGTAAGTGTATTATTACATCAACACCAAACTCAGACGAGGATCAGTTCGCTCTTATTTGGACCGAAGCCAATAAGAAATATGACGAATATGGTAATGAGCAAGAAGTAGGAACCAACGGATTTCATAGTTACTTTGCGCATTGGAACGAGCATCCAGATCGTGACGAAGAGTGGGCTAAAGTAGAACGTGCTAAAATTGGGGAAGAACGTTTCCGTCGCGAATTTGATTGCGAATTCTTGATTTTCGACGAAACGCTAATTCATTCAGTAAAATTAGCAGAACTTGAAGGTATCGAACCCATAATGAATATGGGACAGACACGTTGGTATAAAAAGATTAACCCTAATGCTACATATCTAGTAGCACTAGATCCTAGTTTTGGAACAGGCGGCGACTATTCTGCTATTCAAATTTTCGAAATGCCTAGCATGGAGCAGGTAGGAGAATGGCGACACAATTTAACTCCTATTCAATCGCAGGTAAAACATCTAGTAGACATCTGTAAGCATATACAGGGTGCTATAAATGAAAAGAACGGATCAGGAAACCTTTATTATTCTGTAGAAAACAATACACTTGGCGAAGCAGCATTGATCTGTATTAATAATATAGGCGAAGAAAATATACCCGGATTGTTCTTAAGCGAACCTATACGCAAAGGACATGTACGTAGATTCCGTAAAGGATTTAATACTACACACAAATCTAAAGTAACTGCATGTACTCAACTCAAGCACATGATAGAAACTAATAAGATGAAAATTAATTCAAAACCGCTGATATCCGAGTTAAAAACGTTCGTGGCCAGCGGACTAGGATTTAATGCTAAAACCGGCGAACATGACGACCTTGTAAGTGCGGCATTGCTAGTTATGCGTATGAGCAGGGTACTATCTGACTGGGATCCTGAAGTCTACGAGAAAATGACGGATAAATTATCTGAAGATCAGATGCCCATGCCGATCTTTGTTAGCAGCGTTTTTTAATAAATACAACTATGGATCCAAGAAACAATGTTGCCACAGATCTATTCTATAAAATTAGAAGTAGATTTAAGGGCTTAAAATTAGGCGATGAAACTGGGGTTGTTACTATCAGCCCGGAAAACGCACGATTTTTTGATTTTGATTATATGCAAGAAAACGTACCTATCGGGCACGTTAGTATCAGCATAGCAGAACCTGCCGCTATGAAAGTTTACTATAGCACAGGTATTACAGAAGGCATGGGATCAGACCAGAAAAATAACTGGTACGGATTCCTTAAAGAATTAAGAATGTTTGCCAAGCGCAGACTTATGAGTTTTGATACTAGAGATATTGCTAAAGATAATCTAGACAAAAGAGACTATGAATTTTTAACTCAGAATAAAAATACGAAAAACCCCGTTGGAGAATCTACAATGACAGAAAGTACTCTGTATGGTACGAATCGTACTAGTTATCAGAAATTGCAAGACACAAAACTGATCATCAAGCACAGTAAAGCACTAACTGACGATCAAGCACCCGGAGCACGTTCTAGGAATATTTCTTCGCTGTTTGTCGAAAACAATCAAGGAGAAAGATTCAAATATCCGTTTATTCACCTAGCAGGTGCTCGCGCTATGCAGCGTCATGTTGCCAACGGCGGATTACCCTACGATGAAATTGGTCAAAGTATTATAGGTATGAGCGAAGAAATTGCACAACTAAAGAGTTTTGAAAATTATGTTGTACGCAACGATCTAATGAATTTTGAAACCAATGCTATTGTTAATAGAAGCGGTGAACAACTAAACAGACTAAGAGAAACTATTGCAAAACTTTCAAAACAACAGCATTACGAAGAATACAAGGCAAATTTCCAACAGATTGCAAACGAAGAAGTTCCAGACGAATTTGTAAGAGAGTTCACAGATAAATTTACTGTCAAAAATTTCAAAGAAGACATTAAGTCAGTATTTCCAATTTTATACAGACTTATGAAGGAGCAGTCTACAATAGGCTACGACGACATAGTCGCAATGACAGCAGAAGAAAATGTAGATGAAGGCATTGATGTTGAAGCATACGATCCGTTCGATAAATTTGAAAATTGGGTTCTAAATTTAGGCGAAGAATCCGCGATCGTTAGCGATGACGAAGAAGAAAAGGCTCGTGCAATCAAAGATTTACAAGCATTAGTAGGCGAGCATTTCCCAGCAGGCGTCGATGGCCAAAATGCTATCGAAAGTCTCAAAGGAATTATTGAAGATCCTGAATTATATAAACAAATCAAAGAACAGGCCAAAGAAGATCCAGAAGCATGTTGCAGAGGCCTAGTAAAAGATTGGTTAGAACAAAATGCACCGGACGTTGTTAGTCAATTAGACTTCGGTGACTATACTGAGGAAGAACCAACAGCACCCGAGGCAGGAGCAGAAGTACCGCAAGAAGCATCAGACGGTCCTAACAAAAGTGATGTCCCGGCATATCTGCGTAAACAAAAAGGCGGAGACGATTGGAAAGTAAGCACTAGTGATCTCGACGATGAAAAAACAAAGTCGCCAACTAGTTCTGCAGGCCTTGCCCGCAAGAAGAAAGAACTAGGCATGGAAGATCAGCAATCGTTAAGTGTACAAGAATTGGCAGAATTTATCACTTCATTCTATGACAGAGATTCTGGAACATTTCCAAAAGGCCCAGAAGGCGTAGCATTAATGGTAGGCAAGAAATTTGGTGAACAGGCAGAACAAGTTGCTCGTAAATTTATTGAAAGAATGGCTCCTCAACAAACCACAGAACGTAATCCAGAATTGGCTGAATTGGCCAGAATCAAAGAACTAGCGAAAGTTTAAGGGGAATGAGAAATGAATGGTGTTTTAGGTACTGTTGATCTTTTACCTAATATTAATCAAGCAGTTTACTTTAATAACTACGATACCGTAAGTGTCGTAGTTATTAATGTTTGCAATAGAGGTACAAGCAATTCAAATGTCAGTGTTGCGGTAAGTGTTAGTGCGACCAATCCTTCCAATGCTGAGTGGTTAGAATTTAATCTTGGTCTTTCACCTAATAATACTTTAGAAAGAACTGGCATTATAGTTAATCCTGGAAGATATGTTGTTATAAGATCTTCATTAGGTAGTGTTAATGCAGTTTGTTACGGTGTCACAAATCAAACTTCTGCACTTGCAGGGATAAGTCAAAATCTAGGAACAGCCCCAACATGGGTAACAGACAATCCTTTACCCACAGTATTTGCTGGCGATCCCAACACCAACATACAACTTTCAGCCACAGATGCAGAAGGCGAAACTCTTACATATTCTTTAACATCAGGTAGCCTTGCGCCCGGTCTAACGCTTTCATCTACCGGTTTAATCACCGGAACGGCCGCTACTACCGGTTATATTTCAGGCATCGGTGATAGTACTACAACAGCCAACGTAACTGTATCAGATTCTAGAAACAATACCACAGTCAGAGCATTTAATATTGTAAGGCGTTGGAGAGACGGTACTTCTAACGTCCAAGCGGCACAGAGTGCAGAAGCCATTAAGGCGATGACTGGAACCACAACAAACGGTCAATATTGGATACAACCAGTAGGTGCACCTACTGCACAACAGGTCTTCTGTATAATGGACACATCAATTGGAGACAATGGCGGTTGGATGGCTGCGTTTAATATTCTTTCCACTACCACATCTGGTATGCCTGGAGGTGCTGCTGATTGGGGCAATAGCGATTTCTGGGATACTAGAGATGGAACATTTAATACTGGCAGCGGCTTGACCAGTAACTTTAAAAATAATTTATATGGATATTTTGGGGTAAGAAGAATAAACATCTTATTACATAATATCAGCAACACCAGTTTCAGAGGATTTGGACAGTATAACCTGTTGTCGTCTGTGGCAACCAGAAGCCTATTTGATCTTTGCGGTGGCGGTTCGGGCGTAGCAGCAACAGACAACAGAGTCGCATCGGGTGCAAGAACAGCAGGCAGTGCTGCCAATGCGTCAGGGGCGGTAAGAAACTCAAATAGATCACAGACTGAATTTGGAGATATTTTTGTCGACGGTCAGAACGCAGCATGGCCTTTGGTCTTTAGGCAGCGCGGTCCTTGGGATTCAAGCGGCGGGGAACTAAGAAATGCTGTTCGTATTTCTACCTTAATCGGAATCGGTAATAAGTCGTATGGACACACCTATGCAGGCATAGGCGGAACACACGAGCATTCTGGTTGGAAGGGAGACTTTGCAATGGCGCCAATCAGTGCTTACTGTAACGGCCCGCAGAGTTACGGTGATCGAACCAGCGGTGTAAACATGACTAGATTCGATGGCTGGAGTTATCCGTACGAAACATCATGTACAGATTATGTTGGCGGACCCGGCCAACTTAACGTAGGTTACGGTGTTTTTGTCAAATAAATCCTAACCAAAACTTTTTTGGTAAATCACTTTGTCAACGTAAGATACTCCTGAGACGTTATATATATACGCATGGCAATTTCGCCTGCGCAAACGTAAAAGGAGATTTCATATGAAATCAGCATTAGTACTAGTAGCATCTTTATTCGCGGTATCCGCTTTCGCACAAACACCAGCAGCACCTGCTAAGAAAGAGGAAGCCAAACCAGCCGCAGCAGCACCTGCTAAGAAAGAGGAAGCCAAACCAGCAGCCAAAAGCGAAGCAGCCAAGCCTGCTGACAAGAAAGCCGAACCCGCTAAGAAGTAATCCACACAGAGTCGCATTTCTAAATTTCGACGACTGTGAAATCGAATTGGTATTTGACGATGCCATACATCGAGGATACAGTAGACCGAAAATAGAACATGCTAACGATGATGAACTTCCAGAGCATATACGATGGAGGTTATTCTTAGCAAGGCAATTGGCCTTAATGAAGTATAGAGAAAAGTGGGCATGACCCACTTTTCTTTTGGCGAAAAAATATATTGAAATATCATTGACCTTGCTAAATAAACAGCGCATAATAGTTGTTATGCGAAAGGCATACAAAGTCATTTACACTAAGGCATAAGGAGGCTATAAAATGGCAACATTAGCAGAAATTCGTGCAAAACTTCAAGAAGCACAATCAAAGTCCACAGGACAATCCACCGGCGGTGGAGACAACGCAATTTACCCACATTGGAACATGCAAGAAGGCAAAGAAGCCGTAGTACGTTTCTTACCTGATGGTAATTCTAACAACACTTTCTTCTGGGTAGAACGAGCAATGATCAAATTGCCGTTTGCAGGTATCAAAGGCGAAACAGATTCTCGTCAAGTACAGGTGCAGGTACCCTGCGTGGAAATGTACAACGACGGTACTGTGTGTCCGATCCTTTCAGAAGTTCGTGGCTGGTTCAAGGACAAGAGTCTTGAAGAAATGGGTCGTAAGTACTGGAAGAAGCGTTCATACATTTTCCAAGGTTTCGTTGTTGAAGATCCTCTCAAAGAAGATAAGACACCAGAAAATCCTATCCGCAGATTTATCATTGGTCCTCAGATCTATCAGATCATCCGTTCAGCACTAATGGATCCCGAGTTGGAAGAATTGCCAACTGACTTTATGCGTGGTGTAGATTTCCGTATCGCTAAAACTAGCAAAGGCGGATTCGCCGACTATTCTACTTCTAAATGGAGCCGTCGTGAACGTGCTTTAACTGATATTGAAAAGGCAGCGATTGAAGCACACGGTTTATTCAATCTGAGTGATTTCTTGCCCAAGAAGCCCACTGATGTTGAACTCAAGGTTATGAAGGAAATGTTTGAAGCATCCGTTGAAGGCGAAGCCTACGATATGGATCGCTGGGGACAATACTTTAAGCCAGCAGGTATGGGAGCCGCCACTGGCGATCCTAACAAACAGGTTGTTGCTGCACCGGTAGATGATGCAGACGACGAGCCTGCTCCAGTAGCAAAAGCAGCACCGGCTCCCGCAGCCGCACCTGCTGCTAACAATGACGGTAACAGCCGTGCGCAAGACATTCTTGCCATGATTCGCAATCGTCAGAAGCAATAATAATAAACAAAGAGTGCGAGCCAGTCTCGCACTCTCTTTTCTATCTGGAGAATAACCGTGGCAAAAGCATTTGATATTAGTAAATTTAGAAAGTCGATCACTAAGAATATTGAAGGTCTTAGTATTGGCTTTAATGATCCCACAGACT